CTCCGTCATTTCGTACCTGAGTATGGAGTAGATGGTGGTAATATACAAGGAAGAAGGTCATGGCCTGGTATAGGATGGGAGTTGAAAAAGATATTTTATATGCAGAATCCAGATTTCTCATATTTGTATGGTCAAGCAGATAAAATATTCCGATCCTACATGGGTGCATCCATGAATGCTATGATGGATAAATTTCCAAAAACACTACCTGATGTTCAGACATTGTCATCAATTGATATGGACATTTATCTGGATCCTTCAAAACTCTATTACAAATATGAATCTAAGGATGTAAATCCTGAATTACTTAAGAAACTTACTAGCGCCGTTCCAGATCATATCTGTTATAGTCTAGTAAGTAAAGTTGATCGTTTACCTAAAATGAGGAATTATAATGATTAAGTTACATAATGTACAAACTACTGCTCAAGAAGTATATCGTAATGGAATGGAACACGATTTTGATAGTTGTTTCATTTTCACAGATTTACAGAAGACTTATAAATTGGATTATCGTAATCCTGCCTCAATCATAGACTATGGTTGTAGGTTAGTTGCAAAGAGTAGGACAGAAATTCAAAATCTAATTGGTCTCTTACGCAATGAGAGATTGTTGGATGAGATTTCTAACTACATTAGTACAGGAGCACCTCGTTCATTGAGGAAGAATAATGCTATTATAGCGTCATTGAAACTGTTTGAGATATTAAATAAATATCTCAATGAATATGCGGATAACTCAACATATGGTTCAGTTATGATCTATAAAGGATTGATATATGAGGCTTTACTAAGTTATGGTTTAGTATTACCAAGTACAGATTTAGTTGATGTGGAAATAGCACGCGATTTATTTCCTACTTGGAATGAGATACGAGAAGCTGTTTTGGTCGATAGTCTTAGAGATGTCATATCTGAAGAGAAGTTTTCTAATATTTATGATAATCTTTCTCAAGATAATACAATAGAAACCATTGCATCACGTTTACTATTAGATCCATTAAAAAGACCATTTAGACAGTTAGCCAAGAAACTGAATCGTCTAACCGCAGTAGATCATACCTTAAGCATTGTAGGTGCTGCTTGTCTAACAAAAGTTATAACTCCTGGCCCTAGCACAGTAGATTATCCAGGGCTTTTGGACATGACTGAGTTTGATAATTTATGCAGTAACTATACATTTATTG